ACGACAGCAGCGCCAGGTGGTCGGGCATTATGTTTCGCCAAATCAGGGAATACTTCTTGCCCTCCCAATCTCCTGCTATGGGGTCCATTCCCACGAACGCCCCAACGGATACCTCGATGACATCTCCCGCGAGGATTCGATCCACCACCTCTTGGGCACCATTCGCAGTGCACGCGGCGATGTCGATCCAAGCCTCCATGGTCAGCCGCTTCTCGGACAGGATGGTATCCCGGTCCGAGGAGTTGAAGATCCACCCCAACGAGGACTCCAAGACCTCTGGGGAATTCGCAGAAGTGTATCCGCCGGCATCATTCTGGGGATGGTTGAGGAGCACCGGCCTCCCGTTCCAACCCATTGGGATCTTCGCCAACTCGCTGGCCAGAACTAATTCTGGAGCCGCGGCATTCACCGGTTGGACTACACCCTCGACCATGGCCACGACCGGAACAACAAGGACATCCCGGTTCTGGTAGGTCGCTCTGGTGTAGGTTCCAACCGATGCGGCGCGCAGTTCGATGGATTTATGCTGCACTGTTCACCAACCCTTGGGTGCACCGGCAGCGCGGATGCGCCGGTGGGTTCATAACTTCGCTCCCATCGGGAAGCGTAAACGGCTCATCTATGGCAGCTTCCGCTCCATCCATACTCCCGCAAGTCTCACAGAGACGTTCATCTGGGACGGTAATCCAGACACGAACGACGTTGCCGTCCAGTCTCCCGGCCTTCCGGCCTTGTTCCCAGAACGCTCTCAGACCCTCGTTTGCAGCCCCCATAGACTCCGTGGCGGCTATGGTGTAGGCGCGATCCCGGAGCATACGCTGGGCCTTCTTGGATACGAGGGCCTCCACCGCTGACGGGTCCTTCGGGACCTTGTAGCTGCGCTTGCCGATTGAGACCAGCCCTTCACCTTCCGCAAGGTCCTGTCGGAACTTCAACAGGGACCGGGCCTGATTCGGGTTTAGACCCACTGCCGCACGTATCGTCCCTGCGGCCACATCTAGGTCCAGGCCTGAAGTGAAAACATGCGAAATCACCTCCCGCACAGCACGGCGTGTGTCCTGCGTCACGTCCGCGACAAGGGCCGCTGCGCGATGCTTAGCCCACCTTGCGGCGGCTGCGTCTGTCTCGTCAAAGCCAACCTTGCCGATGGAGGGCTTAGGCAACGTGGTCCTCCGCGCTGTGGGTCAGTATCTCCAACAGCATATCCGCCAGACCCTCTTCCAGCGACTGGCCAACCTTGGCGAGGGCTGCATTCACCAGACGTTCGACCTCGCGCCCGTCTTGGGACGCTATGGCGGTCCGCAGGGCGGGATAGTCGATGTGGTCTTGGGCGGTCTGGAGGGCCGTCAAGATATGGGCCTCCAGGCGTGTCTCCTCCGAGGACCGAAGTGCTGCCTTGGCTACGGGCTTCAGCGGGTTCCCTTCCGGTTGGGACTTCAACGCTTCCGCTTGGGCGTCTGCCGCAGCCTGTTTGGCGTCAGCTGCTTCCTTGGCCGCTGCTTCTTCCTTCTGCATCTGGACCTCAGGGTCCAGATACTCTGGGATGTCTGCCGACGCAAGCGACTCCAAGCCCAGATAGCGGTCTCGGATTTCATCCGGGAGAATCACCAACGTCCCCATCTGCTTGTTAAGCGAAGCTGCCTTGACCGCCATGGTCAGCTTCTGGTCCTCGGTGTAGTTCTTAATCACCGGCCAGCGAATGACATACTGGGCTGGCTTGGGAAGCGCCCCAAACTCAATCAGTCGGTCCACGAACGGACGGACCACCGATGGCTCGGCGTATTGGGTGCGCCGGTCCGCGATACGGTCATCCCAAGCCTTCGCGTCTTGGGAGGAGGCCAACTCACCGCGCTCAGAGCCTTGGAGAATCCTCTTGGGAATCCCGGTGCCGGCGCTGATGAGCGTCATCAGGCTGTCCACGTTATTGGAGAAGTCGGCAGTATCACTGCCAAGTGCCTTGAAGTCCACTCCCTGTTGCCCAATAGTCCGTCGAAGGCCGTTGGCGAATTCCTCCACCTGGGTCTTCAATGCATCGATCTTGGGCTGGTCCATCTGGACTGTGGGGTCTACCGTCGCCACGTAGCCTTGGTGCGCCCGAAGCCAGAAGGCCTCGGAACCGCCACCGGCTACCTTCTCCAAATCGTCAATACGGTTCCACACCCTCCGAAGTCTGGGCGTGCCGTAGAGTCTGTCGTCCAGGTTCCCATCGGCAATATGGAGAATCCGATGCCAGTGGACTCGCTTCTCTGAGGTGTTCCCCACCCGCTTCAGCCGGTAGTAGTTGGGGAGACCGAACCTGGGGCTGTTGGGGGAAAGGTCCATGTCGCTATCCTGGATGGATGCGTCGGCCTCTCCGTATGGAGCGAGGAACAGAACATCTTGGGGCTTCAGCTTCTTGATGGGCGACTCCAGATCGCCCGGGACCCCAATCAGAACGACCCCATACCGCGCCATCTGCGCCAGTTGGTCGGCCTTCTTGAACGCCACCCAAGGCCAGAGTCTGAAGGCCAGTTCTTCCCAAGCCTTCTCAAACTCCGTATGGGTATCTACATCCTCGTCCTCAAGGAGTTCAGCGCCGTTGCGCCAGGTCTCCTCTGGGAACACGTCCACAATACGAGCGGCCACCTCGTTGCGCTCATAGCGCCCACGGTAGTCCTCGGGAGACAGGCCCTTCTTGTAGCCCAGCGCCCCATAGACATCCCGGTCACCCTCGTAGGTGATGCCCGCCATGGAGGCGACACTACGGCGAAGGGTGGAGGACAGAAGCCGAATCAGCCCAGTCGCGTCTTGAGGTTCCATTACCAGAGCACCCCAGCATTCTTAAAGTTGAACCCAGCTACCAGTTCGTTGAACGCGCACGAGGAGGCGTCCACCTGGTCGTCATGCGCCCCAGCGGGGAAGTCGCATAGCTCATCCAGGTATTCCTTGTTCCATGGTGCACGAACCAGATAGACGTTGCCGGCCTCGCACTGGGCCCGGAAGGGCTTGGCGCGGGTCACCTTGTCGCCCGTTACCACGACACCGCCGTAATCGAAGCCCATAAGCTGTTGGGCACGTGCGGTGACAACGGCCTTCCCGGCGCTGCCGCCTTCCTTTTCCTCACGCTGCCCCACTTCTTTCCCATCGGTATCGGCGGACAAACGCATCACGCTGTCCACGGCGGCAGGACCCCACTGGCCACGGGTGATGTCTTCCAGATACACCTTGCCGTCCGAGGTCATCGCCATGCGCGCCCCAACAGTCCAGTCGCCGTCACCTTCTGTTCCCGCCGTATCCCAACCACGAACCCTTCGGGCCGCGATGGGGGAGGCATCCACGATCTTGAACCATTCGCGTTTGAAGAGCCCACCACCCTCTGGGGCTGGCCTTTGCTGCAGCTGTCCTGCCGCGCCATACGGGCCGAGGTCTCGGGTCAGCGCCCGGACGATGGTCCCAGAGAATACCTGGGGCCACAGTAGTTCTCCCGGATGCGTTCTGGGGTCCCGAGGATCTGGCTTCCAGTTCGCGTCAGACTCCCGGGCGACCTCATACTCCATGGGGAAACAAACGTGCTCCCATCCGCCTTTGGAGAGGAGATGACCCGTCAGGTCATCCTCATGGAGCCGCTGCATAACGACGACAACCCGCGCCCCACGGATGATACCACGGGTGGACATCGTCCGGTCGAACCAGTCGTTGGCGGTCTGTCGTTCCAGCTTGGACCGCGCCTGTTTCGCCGTCAGTGGGTCGTCAATGATTATCCGGTCTGGGTGTTCCCCAGTGCCGACTCCGTTTACAGAGGAGGAGATCCGCCACCCACCCATCGTGGTATCGAAGCGCAGCTTGTTGTTCCGGTCCTCCTTCAACTCCACCTCTGGGAACAGAGTCTGGTAGGTCTGGGACGTTACGATGTCCCGGACCCGGAGGTTGTCTCTGGTCGAAAGGTGGGCGCCATAGCTGGCGGAGAAATGGCGCATGTCCGGAGACTTCGACCACTCCCATGCGGGCCAGAACACCGAGATGGCGAGGGACTTCATCGTGCCCGGAGGGATATTGAAGATGACCCTTGGGTAATCCCCACGAGTCACGGCCTCAAGGGCCTGGCAGACCGCTTGGATATGCCAGTTGTCGATGAACGGACGATCTGGTTCAACCTGGGGCCAGAATTCCCGAATGAACGTGTGGAGCGACCATGACCTGGCTTTCCGTCTGGCTAGTTCCGCCTCGATGGCGTCAAGTTCCGCAGCAGCGTTGGTCGTCATACCAGGTTCGCGTAGACCTTTATGTCTTGGCCAGCCGAGTCTTTGGTCACGATGTTCGAATGCCAGAGGCCGGTGGTAAAGTCAATGACCGCTTGAATCTTTACGGCCCCAGGAGTGGTATGGAACTTCCCGTCATCCACGTCCTGTTTGGTTACCGTGTAAAT